GACAAGAATTACTGTGGCTAATACAGGTGTTTATAATCTTTTGTTCTCTGCTCAGTTAACAAACTCAGGTGGCTCAGGTCAGACAGTGGATTTTTGGTTGCGTAAAAATGGTGCAACTGCTGCTTATAATGTTCCTGATACAAATGGGAAGGTTAACTTACAAAGCAATACAAATTATATTATGGCTGCTTGGAATTATTTTATTGCATTGAATGCAGGTGATTATATTTATCTTATGTGGACTGCTACATCTACTAACGTATCTATGATTAATGCTCCTTCAAATGGAGTTCATCCTGCTACACCAAGCATAATAGTTACATTAAATAAAGTTTAATGGACATAAGGAAGATATCAGTGGGTCCCGATTACAAAAACGGGGCTATGCACTATATCGTTGGTCAAAAAGTTCTTGAAGGAACTCAAGAGATTCATCTTATCAAGTATGATGACATTAAGAAGTCTATCAAGATTTATATAATCAACGATAAAAAAGAAGTTGTTTTATGGAAAGAGTTTAATGACACTGTACCTGTGTCTATTGAGTACAATATCAATATCTAATGCAGTCTCCGTTTTACTTTATAGCAAGACCAATAGATGGTAAAAGATACGACAACACTAAAGAGATAGCAGGTGTTGAAGTTATTTTCAATACATCTGAGGAAGACCATCGTTTTTCAAATCGTCAGGCTGAGGTAATTGAATTGCCATTAGGATACAATGGTCCTATAGAAAAGGGAGACACGCTTCTTGTTCATCACAATACCTTTAAGTTTTACAATGACATAAAGGGTAGAAGAAAAAGCGGTAAGAGTTTCTTTAAGGAAGACTTGTTCTTTATCGAGCCTGACCAATTCTTTTTATATAAGAAGAATGATAGTTGGAATGCATATGACAAATACTGTTTTGTAAAACCTATACCACCGGAGGAGTCTTACGTAAAGAAACCAACTACACACGAACCTTTAATGGGAGTAATGGTTTATCCGAATGATGAATTATTAAGACACGGTGTTACTCCCGGGGATAAAGTATGCTTTCAGCCTGAGAGCGAATATGAATTTTATGTCGATGGAGAAAAACTCTATCGTATGTTCGACCATCAAATTACAATCAAATTATGAATCTAATCGTATTGGACAATGTATTGACAGACCCAACCGCATATGTGAGTGACGCTCTGTCTTATGGCTTTGAGGAAGTCTTTGACGCTGACAAAGTATTCAAAGGTATTCAGCCAAGGAATGATGATGAGTTTCAACACTTCATCGAAAACTATTTTGGATTAAAGTATGAGACTGTTTACAATTTCATACGTCAGTCCCCTGAAGGTCAGGATGAACCAAACTTTATTCATACTGATGAAAACATGGGTGATATTATTGCTCTATTATATTTGAACGAAATACATCCTGATAATGATGGCACTGTCATCTATGATAATAATGGAGACAAGATGTGTTCAGTTCATATGAAGTTTAACAGAGCAGTGATATTTGGAACACGGTTCCTTCATTCTCGTGCGTTATTTGAGAACTTTGGTGATGGCGATGACTCACGTCTCGTTCAAGTATTATTCTTAAAATTACGTAAAGATGGACCCGAAGGAGTTGCGTGAGAGAATCATCCAAGCAGGGTATGTTGCCGTTGAGCAATTGATAAAGGTTGCCAAGGAAGATATCATAAAACCTGACCTCAGTGATGAGTTGGCTGCTGACAGATTAAAGAATGCTGCTGCTTCTAAGAGATTGGCTATCTTTGATGCTCTTGAGATTCTATCACGTATAGAAACTGAAAAGAATATTTTAGAAGGTAATGACAAAGGGGTTGAAAGAGTTGACACAAAACAAGGATGGGCAGAACGAAGGGCAAAGTAGTTTGTACTATGTAGTCCCAAACTACATACCCAAACAAGTTTTGTCCAATAAGAACCGCAACAGGAGTTGGGCATATGGCTATGACCCTCAGTACGATGTTGTCATTATATCTAAGACGGGTCAGATAGGTGAGGTTGTAAATATCTCCGGATTATACATAGCACTTCCTGCGGTTCCTGATAAGTGTCTTCAAAGACACTCGAAACCATCAGACCAATATTGGGAGAGAGAGGAGTTACCAACTCCACTGTCTAAGATATCTTCAATCTTTCAGTGGAACGAGATGCCCAATGACTTCAAGAACAAATGGGTGGATTACATCGAGCAGGAGTTTGACCGAAGAGAGCAGGGTGTATGGTTTATGAATAACGGTAAGCCAACCTATATCACCGGAGCACACTATATGTATCTTCAGTGGTCAAAGATTGACATTGGATATCCGGATTATCGTGAAGCCAATAGAATCTTTTATATTTTTTGGGAGGCGTGTCGTGCTGACCTAAGGTCATTCGGTATGATATATCTCAAGATAAGGCGTTCAGGTTTCTCGTTTATGTCTTCATCTGAATGTGTGAACATAGGAACACTTGCAAGAGATGCTCGTGTAGGTATATTGTCTAAGACGGGTTCTGATGCGAAGAAGATGTTTACTGATAAGGTTGTTCCTATCAGTTCAAATCTTCCATTCTTCTTCAAGCCCGTGCAAGACGGTATGGATAAACCAAAGACTGAGTTAGCCTACCGGGTCCCGGCTTCTAAGATTACCAAGAGGAATATGTCTGAGACATCATCTCAAGAGATTGATGGATTGGATACAACAATAGATTGGAAGAACACTGAAGACAACTCATATGACGGTGAGAAGTTATTGTTCTTGGCTCACGATGAAAGCGGTAAGTGGGTAAAGCCTGTAAACATTCTGAACAATTGGCGTGTAACAAAAACCTGTCTGCGTCTTGGTAGCAAGATTATTGGTAAGTGTATGATGGGGTCAACATCTAATGCCTTGGCAAAGGGTGGTGATAACTTCAAGCATATGTATGAGGACTCGAAAGTTTCATCAAGGAATGCCAATGGTCAGACAAAGTCCGGGCTATATTCATTGTTCATACCAATGGAGTGGAACATGGAAGGTTTCATAGATAGGTATGGAATGCCTGTGCTACGCAAACCTTCTCAACCTGTACGTGGAGTTGATGACAATTGGATTATGAATGGTGCTATCGACTATTGGGAGGCTGAAGTAGAGTCTTTGAAGTCTGACGCAGACGCATTGAATGAATACTATCGTCAGTTCCCAAGAACAGAGAGCCACGCATTTAGGGACGAGAGCAAGGCTGCGTTGTTTAATCTGACAAAGATTTATCAGCAGATAGACTATAATGATTCATTGATTCAAGAACATCATCTTACACGTGGTTCATTTCATTGGAAGGATGGAATCAAAGATTCTAAAGTCATATGGTCACCTGATTCTCGTGGTAGATTCTTGGTGTCTTGGCTACCAAATAAGAATCTGCAGAATAGAGTAGTTGACCGTAACGGTATTAAATATCCCGGGAATGACCATATGGGAGCGTTTGGTTGTGACTCATATGACATATCGGGTGTAGTAGTAGGTAAGGGTTCTAATGGTGCGTTACACGGTCTGACAAGTTACCATATGGACGAGGGACCAATCAACCAATTCTTTCTTGAATACATAGCACGTCCTCAGACGGCAGAGATATTCTTTGAAGAAGTATTGATGGCGTGTGCGTTTTATGGTATGCCTATACTTATAGAGAACAACAAGCCAAGACTTTTATACCATATGAAGAACAGGGGGTATAGAGGATTCTGTTTGAACAGACCCGATAAGCCATATGCAAAACTGTCAAAGTCTGAGAGAGAACTTGGAGGAATACCAAACTCATCAGAGGATGTTAAACAAGCACACGCTGCAGCCATTGAGTCATACATTGAGAAGCATATTGGTCTTGACTTAGAGGGAAAGTATAGGGACCCTGATGAGATGGGTACTATGCCTTTTATCCGTACATTAGAGGATTGGGCAAAGTTTGACATAAACAACCGAACAATGTTTGACGCATCAATTAGTTCAGGATTAGCTATTATGGCAACACAAAAACATCTTTATCAACCGGAAAAAACACAATCAAAAATTAGCATTAACTTTGCTACATATAACAATAAGGGAACTATAAGCCAAATCAATAGATGAAAGATGTCAAAGTAGATATATCGTCTGTGGGATTCCCAAGTCAATTCGTGTCCGATGCTGAGAAGAACACGGAGCAATTCGGGCTACAGATAGGACAAGCCATTCAATATGAGTGGTTCCGCAAGGATGGGAATCAATGCAGGTATTATAGTCAGTGGAGAGACTTCCATAGGCTACGTTTGTATGCACGTGGTGAGCAGTCAACTCAGAAATACAAAGATGAACTCGCAGTAAACGGTGACCTTTCTTATCTGAACTTAGATTGGACACCTGTTCCTATCATACCAAAGTTTGTTGACATTGTAGTTAATGGTATGTCTGACCGTCTATTCAAGGTAAATGCATATGCTCAGGACGCAATGTCTCAGGCTAAGAGAAGCAAGTACCAAGATATGATTGAGGGTCAGATGGTAGCAAAGGACCTTCTTCAA